AGCCCTCTGTCCATTCAAATCTAAAGTATCTCCACTACTTACTGTTACGGCATCAAACTCCATATCTCCTGTAAGTTGTATTGTAATATTATTACTGCCAGTATCTTGATTGTGATATCCTTCATCAGTTACCAATGCAGTTCTATAATCTCCATTTTCTAATAAAAGCGTGTTGCTGTTAGCTGAACTCCAACCCCAATCATTACCTGTGTAAATCCAAGGATATAGTCCAGAAGTATTTGTTGCTAAAACTTTACTGCCCGTAGCTTCACCTGCAAAATAGAAATTACCTTGTCCACTTGTAGGCCCAGTAATAGTTCCTGAACTTGATGCAGTTCCTATTGTAAGATAAACAGGCTGTCTAAAAGCTATTCCGTATGTAGTGTCGTTTGTAATCGTAAAAGTATCCTCAACTGTAAAATCCATATACAAATTCATATATGTTGATGATGACGTTTTTAAGTTGTTAAAGACTAATGGATTTGTTGGAGTTTTTCTACCTGAACTGCTGTGAACCATTTTTAAATTAGGGTCAGAACTTGTAAACCAAACTAGACCACTATTGTGTGTAAAGTTAGCTCCATCTTCAAATCTAAAATCACCACCTAAATCCAAAGTTCCTCTCGGTGCTGACAAAGTCCCGTTAGGTGTAACAATAAGTGCGTATTCTGAGTTTCCGTCAAGGTCAAGAGTGCCGTTTACGCAACTTGCATTTACTAATGATGTACCTTGTGCATCATAATCTGTTCCCGTTCCTGAATCTTCAAATGCACCTGATGTATTGGCTGTTGTTCCTGAAGTATAACCTTCATCTAATTTCCACCAATGTAAAGGTGTTTGCGGATAAGAACCTGAATAAAGTGAAGATACTTGGTCGTCACTTAAATTATAATCATATAATCTTACTTCTTTTATTTTACCGTTAAAAAAACTAGTTTCACCACTTGCCCAATGTCTACCTATCTTTGCACTAACTGAAGTTGTTGCATTAATTTCTCCAACACTACTTACAGTAGCTTGTAACACACCGTTTTGATACAAGAATGCTTGGTCATTAGCTCCATCTTGAACTACAGCATAGTGCATCCAAGTGTTATTTGAATGAACATCTCCAAAAGCTTGTTGAATTGCACCTCCGCTTGTGTCTCTTAAAAATGCAAATGGTTTATTAGCGTGACCTGATAATGATATTCCTATAGCAAATGCAGTTTTATTACCTGAATCTTCAAATCCTGTATTAAATATTCTAGCCACATTTGAATTACCATCATTGTAAACCCAAGCTGAAGCTGTTTTTTGAGCAGACTCAGTCCAAGTTTCCAAAGCATTATTAATGTTAATAGAGTCATCAGTTCCGTTAAAATCAACAGATGACAAAGCCAAACCCTCTACCTTTCCTTGTGTTACTGTAAACGTTCCATCTGTCGTTGTACTATTATCATATACATCTACACTGTAAGCGTCATAATCCCAGTAAGTACCTGAGAAGTTAGTCAGAGTTCCTTGATTTACTGTACCAGATTCATCTACAACAAAACCTGTTCCGCTACCACCACCTGATGCTGTCTCGTTATTTAACTTCCAATATCCTTTTAGATTTGTTGTTCCTGCTCCTAAAGATTTGTCAGTATTAATCTTACTTGCTAAAAATTGTATGTTTGCATCTGTAAGCACTGCATTGTAAATCCTAACATCTGCCATCTGACCTGTCCAAGTGTGTGAACCACTTTGATATGCTCCAATTTCTAATTCTATGGCATTGTTTGCGTGAATAGCTGTAAGTGTGCCACTGTTATCTGTGTTTGTAACTAATACACCGTTAACGTAAAGCTTCATAACTCCACCGTCAAAAGTAGCTGCATAGTGATTCCAATGTTCTAATAGCCCAGTCATACTGTGAGTAATCTCTACTGAGGAATTACCACTGTTATATCCTACACCAAATCTTAAGGTACTACCGTGAAGGTATAATCTAAATATTCTTTTACCATTACTTCCTTCATATTTAGCAATTAAGTGTTCCCTGTCACCACCAGTAGTAGTTGCGTTGTCGTTTTTAGCCCAACAAGCTAATGTAAAATGGTCAGTAAAGTCATGGTCAGTATCAGTGCCACAATCAATAAAATCATTAGTACCGTCAAACATCAAAGACCTGTCAAGATTTACATTAACGTTTGATGTTCCAAGATTTCCTTCTATTATTCCGCCCGTGCCTACTAATGTTATTGTTTCTGGCATCTATGACTGACTTACTGTCCCTCCAATGTTTCGTATTCCTGTAAAATTGTTTGTTCCACTTGACAATACAAACTCTCCGCTATTTATGGTTACGTTACCCCAATTATTAACTCCTGCATATTGAGTAGAACCATTGTTTATTCGCCCTGTTGTAAGATAAGTATTGCCGTGAACTGTCAAAGTATCTGAAGTCGCATTTGGCCTCCACGTATGGTCTGCTGCTAAAGTAACATCTAAATTATTTAATATTGTTAAATTACCAAATGTAACAAATTCATTGTCTGCTTTATTTACTGTAAGATTGTATAAATTACCTGTACCTGCCATTTGTAATCTTTGGTCTGCACCACTATTAAACAAAACAGTTCCACCATTATTTGTAAATGTTCCGCCTGAAACAAGTGAAAGTGAACGGTCTCCTGAACCTGTAGAAGTCATAGAAGTAATAGTAGTAGTTAACGGCGTTGCATCGTATTCTCCTCCACTTGCTATTGTAAGACTTCCAAAATCTGCATTAACTCCTCCTGCTGCTAATTGTGAAGTTTCTGTTGAAAATTTACCACCTGATTCTATTGAAACATCACCATCAACGTCTATAGCTCCAGTGCCTCCGTAACTTCTTAATTCTCCCTCTACAACAGTTAAATCTCCTGCTAAGTTCATAACACCAACTATTGCTACTGCTGAACTAATAGATGTATTTTCTATTATTACATCATTATAAACATCTTCACCAAATTTAGCATATTTAGTTCCTGAAGCTGATGTACGTGCAATTTTTAAGATACCTGTAGCGTGTTTAGTATATGTTCCTCCATCGTGATTTCTAAGAACATAATCTCCATCTGGTTGACCTGATATTAACGTAGTTCCACTTGTTTCAGTATATGTTCCTCCGTTTGTTATCTCAAGCATTTTTCCTATAGTAATAGCTGAAGCATTACCTGTAAGTGTTCCTGCTATACTTACTTCTCCTGTTACTGTAAGTGCGTGATTACTACTTGTCGTATCTAATGTTCCTGAGGTTATTGTTAAATTGTTAGTAACGTTAAAAGTCCCTGCTAATTCGTTTGTATTACTACCGTTGTCTATTTCAAAATTATAAGGAACTCCATAAGATGCATCTTGAAATGAAAAAGTACCGTCTTCAACTTTTAGAGTGGATGTTGCTGGAGTCCATTTACTTGCTAGTTGTCTCCATCTTCTACAACCGAGAGTCGGTGAACCTGTGCAAGTAAGAGTCATACCTCCACTGCTTGTTTCTCCTAATTGGTCAACACCAGTTATTACTCCAGATGTTCCTATCGTAACAGTTCCAGTCATAGATAAATGTCCATTTGATGAAGTGTATGTAGAACTATTAAGTGTTAAAGTTCCTGCTCCCCCTGTGTTTCCTGCTACTGTAAGATTCTTGTCTGCACCACTTATTTGAGTATTCAAAGTAGCATATTGATTTATTGTAAGACTACCTCCTATTTCACTGTGACCATCATCACCTAATATGTATGTAGTTGCTGATGTCGGAGTTAATATTACATTAAAAACATTAGCATCTCCAAAAAATAACTTTTTGTTATTTGTTCCAGTCGTTGTAATTGTTAATGGCCCCATATTACCTTCGACAGAATTAGCTGTAAATCGCACTATGTCTGCTCCAAAGTATGAATTTACTGTATTTGTTCCTGATGCTGTAAAACCAACAGAGGCACCATTGTAACACCATATACTTCCATAAGTTATATCTGAACTTGCACCTGCTGTAAACGTTCCACCATTGCCTGTAAATACAATTCCACCTGCCGTTCCAGTTGAATTAAATAAACAAGTAGAGTCATTACAAGTAAGAGTTCCGCCTGTTGCTATTTCTGTTTTTCCGTCTACTGTAAGTGCATAATTACTTCCTGATGTAGTAAAAGTTCCTTGAGATAATTCAAAAGACCCTGCGTGACTACCTGCATCATCTATAGTTAAAGCTGCACCAAGTGTAATCGTACCTGAATATCCTGAATCCATTGACAATCTACCAACAGTAGTTGTAACATTTACTGTGCAGTCTTTAGTGCTTGTTCCATTAAAGATAGCTCTATCGTTATTGTCATCTGGAAATCCAGAACCAACATCCCAATTATCAGCAGTGTTCCAATTATTATCAGAACCTCCACCATCCCATATATAATTAGCCATTAGGCCACCTCACTTACGAAGACAATTTCAGAGTATATAGGAGAAGCCATTCACTAAATGGTCCCCTGTAAGAATACTTTACAATCTCCAGCAGTTATAGCAGTTGAAGAACTACCATCCGTTGCCTTTACAGTTATTGCAAGATATCTTAACGCAGTCGTAGAAATTGCTTTCATAGCACCAGAACTTGCTGCCACTACTACATCATCTCCAATCTGAACCCATTTACTGTTTGTCACAGGTGTTGCTTCTGCACCATCAAACAAAGAACCCCATACTTGACAGGTAAGTCCTCCGTTTTCATCGTTAGACAAAACTTGTATTGAAGCTCTTTCGTACGACTCTACATCTACAGAATCAATTAACACTTGGTAATTAGCATCATCTAAAGTTACTGCATCATTGCTGATGAGCATTGATTTTTTTGAACTACTATGTCTTTTTTTGGTTATAGTATCTGCCATTAATCAGCCCTCTTGGATTTCTTAAGTCCTTTAGGCTTTTTAAGTGCTTTGTCTACTTTCTCTTGAACTTTAGACTTTACTTCTTTTTTGGATTTGGACTTAGTAGGTTTGCTACTAGACTTAGGCTTTCTGACCCCAGTCTTAAGCCCCCCACCAATGTCTTTTGGGCCGTTATCCTTGCCGATAGCAAAGCATTCTTGTTTAGATAATTCTTCAAGTAACCTTTCGCTTGTGACTTCTTTAACTTGTCCAGGCGCCCACTTGAGTACAGTCCCAGAAGGATGCCTCCTAGTAAGAAGCCTGTCCGTTGTGTTAGTAACTTTGACCATATATTAAGTCCTCCTACTAACATTAACCGTTCAAGTTTCTGATACTACCTTGGGTGTTAAACCTGTAACAAACCAATTCACCAGCAGTTACAAAAGCAAACTCTTTGCTTAGTTTTTGTAATACTGCCAAGTTAGTATTGTCTACATAGGTTGTTGGTGCTGCAATTCTCATTGCAATGTTAGACATATCAAGTAAGTGTATTCTTGATGTAGTGTCTTTCTTAACGTGTTGTGATAGGAATATTGGTATTCCATCGTATGCGCCAACTCTTGAATCGAAATTCAAACCAGCTTCTCCAACAACACCGTTTGCATTTCCTGCTCCTGCTGCTGATAAATCTGCTCTAAATGTATTGTTAGTTGTAGATAACATTAATGCTTTCAAATCTTGATATGTATCATATCCAGTTAATAAGATTAAGTTGTTATAGTTAACACCGTTTTCTAATGCTCCTTGAATAACTGTGTCCAACATTGCTAAAGTTAATGCTCTGTCACTTCCACTGTTGTGTGAAACAGTTGCATCAGACCAGCTTTGTGCTGAACGGTCAATGTCATAAATGTCTGCATCTGCTGCACCAGACAATGCTGCTGCGGCATAAGCGTGACTTGCAGTTACTCTATCTAAAGATTCCATGTTGTTACCTTCATCTGTTTCAGCAGAAGCTAATAACATTTCATCAATAGCAAACATGTGTGCTTCTGAACATTCTTTTCTCATAAATGCAGCCAAGTTTCCTAGACCGTCATCTGCTTCAGATAGCATTGCTGCTTTAGTTGAAATTTCCCAAGTGCTTACTACTTGTTTTAGTGTAGCGTTTACTTGTAGAATATCTGGTTTGTCAGTGTCTGGTAATGCTCCACCAGCTTCTGAGTTGTTTTCTGCAACACCAGCAGTTGTAGCGTGTCTTGCAGTCATTACTCTCCATCCAGATTGTGTCCATGGCTCTTTCTTCAAGAGCTTAAATACTTCTGATTTAGTGTTTAATTGATTATACACTTTAGCACCATACACCGTATTGAACGCTGCTGATGGGTCACTTGTATAAGTCAAGTCATCGGCT